CCAGAGCATTTAAAGGGTCATGTCCATGACCTTCTTTTACTTCCCGATAATCGTCGGGTAGCAAGTTAGAAGCTACACGTAGTGCAGCCTCTGTTGTTGCTGGGTGAATGAATTTACTCATTTAATTCGTGTTTTAATTTATCTAGGGTATCTTGCATCCAAGATTCCCAAGGATTACCTAAAGGGATTTTCATACCTTTATACATGCGGTTTTTTTCAAGCCATGCAATGTATATACGTAATTCTTGTTCGGTAAGGGTGGGTCTATACACGTTGATAAAATTTAGTATTGTAAGCTCCTTCCCATGTCAAGTTATGAATAGTAGCTGGAGCTGGGTGTGTTGATTTAATTGTTAATGCTACGTTTGTATTAGCATCGTATATAGGTACTTCTCTTATTTTATTATCATCTACTATTGATGATGTGTTAGCTACGTACTGGTCAGCACCTGTTAATTCAAACAGTTCTGTATATGAAACTCTACCTGTTCTGTTTAGTGTAGTTTCGTACAAACCTACTGGACCAAATCCAAACTTAGCTCTGTGTAATACAAGACTAGATCTAGTATCAGCTCTAAAGCTTTCTCCTTCTCTAGTTACATAGTAAATAGTAGGTAAATCTACTTGCATAGTAAACTGATAGCCTATTAAAAATGCTTCTCCTGTCCAATCACCATCAAGTTCTAAGTTACTTCCATTAACAGTTATCTTTCCATACCTACCTAAGTTTTGAGTTCCAGACCCTTCATTAGTATTATCGTATGCAACTAACTGATTAGAACTTTCTAACCCTGTAGGTTTAGCAAATGTTGATTTGTTAGTTGTAGCATTATAAGTAACTGTTGGGTTTCCTCCTGTAAGTTTTGGAATTTGCATTAAATGATCTAAATGTACTCTGTTCTCTGCAAGTGAAAGGGTTTCAGAATCCATCTTAATACTATATTTAAGTAGCTGATCTTTGTGTGGAGAAGTTGTTTTTGTTCTAACAACTACATATAAACTATCATCTTGCATACAGTGGTATTGAATTGTTCCAGTCAATGTCCACCTAAACCAAGATGCTAATTTTCTTTCTCTAATATTGTCAAAATATCTATATCCGTACAGTGTAGATGTACCTTCTTCACTAAAAAATATAACTGAGTTTTCTCTAGAGTTAGATATAAGTTTTAAATCTTTTTCAAATAATCTAGAAACTACTGCACTTTGTTCTATAACCTCTGGTTCACCTTCTCTTTGTACTTGTGTCATCTCAAAAAATCTTGAGAATTTACCGGCGTTATCTAAGAACCCGACAGTAGTACCAAGAGAGATAGGATTTGTAGCAAAGTTAAAGTTGTAAGTAGAAAGAGCATTGATCTTAGCTGTGGTAGGACTAAAAACGTCACTATCAGTAGTGAGCATAAATTGTTGATTTTTACTAAATAACAACAAACCTGTGTTTACTTGAATACCATCAAATAATATTGATGGATATTCTGAACTAGCTGAAATATCTATTGGGTCACTAGCTACAAGTTGTATAGCTGACTTAGCATAGAAGTTAGTAAAGTCTCCGGGACGAGACATCACTATATTTTCATCAGCAAGTATTGCAAATCTGTTTCTAAAAAACAACATCTTACTAATATTTTTACCTATAAAAGAAGGGTCAGGGTTAGTTACATCATCACCTACTAAGGCATCATCCCATTGAGGAACTGAAAAACCTCTACCAACTGTACAAGCCTCGTTTAAATGAGTACCTTCATTAGCAGGAGGTGTGTAAAAAAAGGTATTAGGATCACCATACTCAATAATATATTGTCCATTTGTTAAATTAGCACTTTCAATATTAACCAGTTGTCCATCAATAAAACCATGATTATTTCTATTAACAGTAACTTTTGACACTGAAGCTGAAGATACAAATGTAGCTGCCTCTTGTGGTTCAGAGGCTAGACTGTAAGTTGACCCATTTAATTCAGTTAATCTAAAATTACCATCAGCCGTTCTTATAAGAAGAACCGGCATAGTAGATTTTTTAAATTCTATTAATCTTCCCGGTTTAGCACATTCTTCCCAAGTGCCTTCACCATCTAAGTAATCATTATCATTATCTGGATCACCATTAGTTTTTAATTTTCCAAAAAACTTAACGTAGTGATTATCTTCATCGGCAACACTATTAACTACCTCTACAACCATGCCATGCTTGCACTGAGAGGGTAGATCACCTACATCGTTAACTTTACCAGCAACGACGTTTAACAGCTCTCCTACGGGCGTAGAAGCGTTAAAGGCGGAGGTTTGTTTTATATGTAATCCTGTACCAATAGTTGTTATATTGTTTGACGAAATACCCTCACTAATTAATTCAGTTCTAATATCGCCAAGGATACTTTCAGCAGTAATAGTTGTTTCTGTATCAAATGGTGTTGGTTGAGGTCTTACTAACGCAAGGTTTGCTTGAACTACTGAAGTACTTATAGTTTCTACGGTTACTTTGTAATAAGCATCCATCATAAATACATAAAAGTAGTCACCTTGTTCCCAACCTTCTCCACCATGTAGTAGATCGTGTGTGGTTGTATATCTAGCTTGATATGTAACGTTAGAACCTGAACCAAATGGTACTGATTGACCTGTTGTAGCTATACGGAAGAATAAATTTTTTCTTCCAGTTTGACTACCTTGGTTAGAAGCGTTAAATATATTAACTGTGTAACTATAATTTTTATCTGTTATACTACCGTCAGACTTTTCACCACCTTGAGCTCCTTCATCAACAAGCTGTGTACCTGTACTGACGCTAAAAATACGTGTTCCTACGTTAGGTGCAAAAGAGTCTCTACCATCTTTAGCATCCTGATCGCATCTAGCATTGTTAGAATCACCTCTATTTGCATGATCTCTCATGTGCCCAGTACTATCACAGTAATTATTACTTGAGTTAACAAGAGTTACCTTTATACGTGTAGCTGTCGTAACTGTATCAGTAGTTGTATTATTAAAAACATTTAAAGAATACTGGTTTGCATAAGCTACTTTTTTTAACTCGACAAAAATTTCTTTGCCAAAATTTCCAAGGGGTTCTGTCGTAGTGTCCATCTCTGTAGTGATAGACCTGTTATTAAGATAAGTAAAATCGTTAAGAGTTAATGTTTGTATATCTTCGTCATTTGTGTGTGTTAAATATGTGTTATTACCTATAGCATTTACTACAGTTTTTTCTGCTCCTGTTAAGCAGTCCCACATTCTAACAACACCATTCTTTGCTACCTGTCCTATGTATTGTTCGTTTTCATCACGATAGTAATGAAACCATCTACCGTCTGTCGTAGAGTTATTTGAACCATCAGATAAAGATGCCACAAACTTTCCAGCCGGTCTTTTTGTTAATCCTTGTGTAACGTCAGGTAAGGCGTTCACCATATCTTTGACCTGACCGGGAATCTTTTGTTCGTCAGGTTGTTGTGAAATGCCAGCCGTTAACGCTGGAATAGTTTGTGTAATGTTTGCCATTATCTAATAAGTGCTTTGTAAGGTTGATAAGATCTATAGTTGCTTTCATGTGGAAATCCAAAGAAAGTATGATCTCCCTGTTCACAATCGTACTCTTTAGCAGTTGCTAAAGTTTTTGCTTCTTCTAGTTGAAGTAGTTTTACTAAATCAGCATTAGCAACTAATTGTGTTGCAGCTCTTACGGACGCTCTAGCAATTATGTATCTTTGTATAGCTGGAGGTACATCATTGAAAGCTAGTAAGTATGTTATGTCAAAATAGTGATCGCCACTAAAAACAAATGTGTGGTTAACATTGTCATATAATTTTCCATCTTTTCTCACTACATCTTTAGTTTTATCATACAAACCTTCGTGTACGTCATACCTAAGATAGTTAGTAGGAATTATGTAGTGACCATTTTCATCAGGAGATATTAATACGTGGTCTTCTTTATTAAAATGCCAGCCTTCGTTTTGTACATCTTTTGTAACTTCCATTAAAAGTCCATGAATCATTGCGATCTGTGGGTTGGCAAATGTGTTTGCTATTTCTTGTCCTGTGTTAGTCACGTCTGTAGTTACAGTTCCAAGAGTAGTTACAGGTGACTGACCAATGCTACCCAAGATAGAATTAACTGCGGATAGTTCGGTATCGGTTGCTATTTGAGTAGTCATAAAAAAAAGGGGGGACACGAAGTCCCCGTATAAAGAATAAATTAGAATGCAGCGTTACCTGTAGATCCAACAGCAGCACCGGCAATAAGCTCGACACATGCAGCAGGGTTAAGATAATCAGCACCCATTGCTAAACGACCTAAGATTACGTCGCCTTGGTAAACAACTGAAACGTCGCCTGAAGTTACCTGAACCTGTGGTCCAATAGCTTCTACAACTCCAGCTCCTTCCTTCTGGAAGATCAAACCACATGAGTTAGCAAATTCTGTTTCTTCACCGTACTCGTTGTTGATTCCAGTTACATCGTTAGCAGCGTCTTCTACGCTTTCGCCAACAAATGAACCTACGTTTGTAGGAGATGTAATTCCGGGGTTAGTCGCAGATGCAGAACCATACTTAGTACCATAGTTACTAAAGAATGGTATGTTCATTGACTTGTAGATTTTAATACCAGCAATCTCAACTACGCCTTGTCCAGACTGTAAAGCTGTTCCTTGTGCGTCACGGTTTATTAGACCAGATGTGATTACACCAGAACTTACAGTGTTGATAAGACTATAGTATTGACGAGGGTTTAAAACAGCTACTCTGCCGTCAGAACTAACTCCTTTTTCATCAAGAGCAGCAGCAGCATCATAGAAAGCTTCTACTAATTTAG